GTTCGCATTACTCAGTGGGATGGCAACTACTACCTGATCGGGGTACGGCGTGATACCACGCCCAATGGGCAAGGTCGCATGGAGTACTCAAAAATAGAATTAGATAAAACTAACTGGACAGCCAAGGAAGTTCAACGAGTTCGTATTCCACCTCCTGTTGATGTTAACTCTTACTGTGAAAAGAATTGGATGCCTATCCTTGATAAACCTTATCACTTTGTTAAATGGGCAATGCCTACAGAGGTCGTTTGGGCTAATCCTGATAAAGCAGAGTGTAAACAGGTACTAGTAAAACAAACTCCGCAAATTTCTCCCGATCAACGTGGTGGTACTAACGTAATTGTTTGGGGCGATTATTACATTGCATTTACTCATGAAGTTAAGTTATGGAAAAACTATTTAAACCAAAAAGACTCCGTGTATAGACATCGAATGATTGTCTGGGATAAAGAGTTTAATTTTATTGGACTTACATCTTCCTTTTCATTTTTAGATACGCCAATTGAATTTTGCGTTGGCGCAGCGGTTATAAAGAAGAATCTAGTACTAACTTTTGGTGTGCAAGATAACTGTGCCTTTGTTCTTGAAATTCCTAAGAAAGTTGTAAATGGAATGATTACGGAGGCCATGTCTTATGGACGTTAAAGAATTAACTTTAAAACTGGCTGAAAATCCACAGGATGTAGAGAACAACTTTAACCTTGCTGCTGCGTACGAACATCAATTGCAGTATGCATCAGCGGCAGGGTTCTATTTACGAGCCGCTGAGTATGGGTATAAGACTCATCCGCTCATAACCTATACCTCACTATTAAAGATGGCCCTATGCTTTAATGCTCAAGGGGAGAGAAACAAAACTGTTTACAATAATATCTTGCAGGCTATTGCCTATCTACCAAACAGACCAGAGGCATACTTTCTATTAACAAGAATTAAAGAACGAAATAAAGAGTATCAAGAGTGCTATACCTTTGCAGAGTTGGGACTACTCTTTGCAACGCACACTTTTAATCAACCACTACCTGGATATGTAGATTACAACGGAGCCTACTGCTTACTATTTGAGAAGGCTGTTGCTGGTTGGTGGATTGGCAGAAAAGATGAGAGTAAAAGTTTATTTCATCATCTGTTAGATGAGTATGAGATGTCACAAGAGTATGTAAACAGTTGCCTTAATAATTTAAAGTTGTTTAACTAATGTTTCCTAATTGGTTTAAAGATGTAGAGAAGTACTTTAGACATGTGCCAAGTGTTCCACTTCGTGCACTGCAGATTGGGACCTATACAGGCGATGCCACTGAGTGGCTATTAAATAATCGGGAGATTGAATATCTAGATGATGTAGATACTTGGGAAGGCAGTGAAGAAGTTGCCCATGAATCTCTAGATTTTTCTTCAGTAGAGGCTTACTACGATTCAAGATTTCCAAAGGATGGAAGAGTCTTAAAACATAAGATGACCAGTGATGAGTTCTTTTTAAAAGGCGCCAGTTCATATAACTTCATATACATAGATGGGGATCACACAGCCCTACAGACCGCTATAGATGGCTTGAATGGCTTTAGACACCTGGAATCAGGTGGGGTGATGGCATTTGATGACTACCTTTGGAACTACGGCGGTAAGGAGTACCTAGAGCCTAAGAGAGGCGTTGATTGCTTCCTTAATGTATGTAGGGGCGAGTATACGATCATTGAATCTGGCTACCAGGTATGGATTGAGAAGTGTTAGATAACGCCTGCTTTGAGGTCTTTCATACTGATACTGGAAATGAATTAAGAAACAAATCTTACGAGGGCATTTTAAAATCTATGTCATTCTTGCCTCGTCTTGGTTCTGAGACTGTATATCTAAATACAGCAGAAAAAGCAACGGAGTTCTTAAGTAAGAAACCTGAGTTTAAAGTAAATACTGTTACCGACTTCTGTAAGCCAGGAGAAACCTTCCCACCATCATCTGGAGTTATAGGAGTTTGGGCAAGCAATTACTTGGCGTATAAAAAGTTTTTAGAGTCTAAATACGACACACTAATTATTTTTGAAGATGACATAGTAATAAGTAGTAACTTTAAAAATATTGCAAGTATTTATATGAGTGAACTTATGCCTGTCTGGGATTTCTTTTCATTTTTTGTTCCTGATGATTCTTTGTTTGCTTACAATCCTTTAGAACACGATGTGTATCAAGACTATATCTGTCTTTCATATCAACAGTGGTCATGTGCAGGATATGCTGTAAGCAGACGTGGTGCAGAAAAAGCAATAAAGGATGTTGAATCTAAAGGAATTAATTGCCCTGTAGATTGGTATATCTTTAACTTTAGAATGAAACAAGAAGAAAACCAAATAAAGTTTAATACGTTTACGGTAAAACCGCAGATATATAAACCTATAAAGTTTTTACAAGCAGCAGCGCAGTACAGTCAAATACATAACGGTAGTACAGAACTTTTTTAGTTACATTCCACCTAGCATTAAGACATCAGCAACAGTAGCACTGCCTGATGGTGAAGTGCCTGCAGTTCCTTGGGTTCCTTGAATTGCAGTACCTTGAGTACCTTGAGCACCCTCGGTACCTTGAGTTCCTTGAGTTCCTTGTGTTCCTTGAGAACCAACTGTGCCTTGAGTTCCTTCAGTACCCTGAGTTCCATCGGTTCCTTGGGTTCCTTGAGCACCTACTGTACCTTGAACGCCCTGTACTCCTTGAACGCCCTGAGTTCCTTGAGCACCCGTATCACCCTTGTCACCAACACGAGCAAATGTCACATATAGGTTGTCATTATTAATGACTGACAGAGTTCCTGTTACATGAGCAATTGGGACGTTAAAGTATGCTCCACCACTTTCGTGCGTATGAGTACCAGTAATTTGGAAGAATGCAAAACTGTTCGCATCTCCAACTTCGGTGAACTTGATAGTTCCTTTAATTCCAGAGGTTGAGTCATCAATTGTTTGTAGTAGTTGTGAAATATCATTTGAAGCAAAATCAACGTTGTCTATGTATAACGCAGTTGCACTAGAGATAGTTGCATTATTAAACTTTAAATTTCCACTACCTGGATCAGTATTTTCTGTATTAGTTAAGAAATTATATTCATGAGTTTCGCCACCAAATGTTCCAGTAGCACCCTGAGTTCCAAGAGTTCCCTGAGTTCCTTGTGTGCCCTGTGTACCCTGAGTACCTTGCGTACCCTGAGTTCCCTCAGTTCCTTGAACGCCTTGGGTGCCTTGAGTTCCCTGTGTACCTTGAGTACCTTGTGTGCCTTGAGAGCCTACGGTTCCTTGTGTACCGTCAGTGCCCTGAGTGCCTTGAGTTCCTTGAGTTCCTTGAGTTCCCTGTGTACCTTGAGTACCTTGAGTTCCATCAGCGCCTTGAGCACCAACTGTACCTTGCACACCCTGTAGACCTTGCACACCTTGCACACCTTGTACACCTTGTACACCTTGTACACCCTGAGTGCCTTGTACGCCTTGTACGCCTTGTACACCTTGAACACCTTGAAGACCGCCATACGCAAGAGAGTTCCACGCAGTAGAGCCATTACCTACTTTAAATTTACCAGTGTCAGTTTCTGTTCCAACTTCACCAGCAGCAAGTGTTGGGTTATTTGCTGTCCACTGAGACTCAGTTCCACGACGTAGTTTGATTGTTACTGACATTAAATTACTCCTCCACCATCATAGGAACTTGTGTACGTATCACTGCCACCTGCTTCGTCTCCTCCATCGGCTACACCTGTTACGGTGTCAGAACCACCAACTTCATCTCCACCCTCAATTATATCAGCAGAAACATTTGTAACAATCTCGAGCCACTGCACTCCGTCGAATACATACACATTACGTGCATCTGTATTGTAGTAGATGTCACCTACATACCTGCCAGTAGGCTCTGTGCCTACGGCAAGTACGTTAATAGGTACGAGGGCTCTTTTACTCATGCGTTATGCTTTAACTACTACCCTATATGTCTCACCTGATTGTGGAGCCACTGCAAATCCGATAGTTACAGCATTTGTAGTTGTTGCAACTATGTCAGTAACTACCTCATTATGAGCAGCATCCCAGACAGTTACTAACACATCTCGTGTTGAAAGATTGTGTGTAATTGTGAAGGTTGTTGCTGTATATGGATTTACTGGAGTAATAGTTTCTGCATAGGTTCCAAGTTGTCCAGAGGTACCTTGAGCACCCTCTGTTCCTTGGGCGCCAGTAGTTCCTTGTGCACCAGCAACACCAACAGCACCAGATAGATTTACTGTCCATGAAGCGTATGTTCCAGAACCAATGTGCTTAGTCTTAGTAAATACAAGGGCGCCAGTACCAGAGTTGTAACTTGATACGGTACCGTATTGAATGTTGCTGACATCGTATGCAACAGTGATGTCTTGACCGACAGAGTAATCAACTGCTAAATCTGCAACAGTAATTGTTTGAGATCCGCTGTTTGCTAGTGTGAAGGATGTTGTAGAGGTTGTGGAGTACTTATCTCCATCAAAACCTGCTGTACCTTGAGTTCCCTGAGTTCCTTGGGCTCCCAGAGTTCCTTGTGTACCTTGAGCACCTTCTAGTCCTTGAGCACCAACTGTACCTTGAGTTCCTTGAGAACCAACAGTTCCTTGAGTGCCTTGAGAGCCTAGAGTACCTTGAGTACCCTGAGCACCCTCGGTACCTTGTGCACCCTCAGTTCCCTGTGCACCTTCTGTTCCCTGTGAACCTACAGTTCCTTGAGCACCAACGGTTCCTTGAGTACCTTGAGTTCCTTGAGATCCAACAGTACCTTGAGATCCAACAGTACCTTGTGTTCCCTGTGCACCTTCTGTTCCCTGTGCTCCGTCAGTACCTTGAGTACCTTGGGTTCCTTGAGTACCTTCAGTACCTTGAGTACCATCTACACCCTGTGTGCCTTGGGTTCCTTGTGATCCTTCAGTACCCTGAGTTCCATCGGTTCCTTGGGTTCCTTGTGAGCCAACTGTGCCTTGAGTTCCAATAGTTCCTTGTGAACCAACAGTTCCCTGTGCACCCGCTGTACCTTGAGCACCAGTAGCACCAGCATCACCAGTACGAGCAAATGTAAATAAAAGTTCATCGCTATTGCTAAAGGTTCCGTTACCAGAAACATAAGCAACGTTAACAGTAAACCAATTTGATTCATCAGTAACACTAGCAATTGTATAAAGAGCAAAAACAGAAATATCGTTTTTCTTAGATACTTTTACGTGACCCTTGATTGTAGATGTTGAATCATCAATAGTGGTTAAGAAATTAGAAACATCATAGTTACCATCAGAAGGATTATCATCCAATGCAAGAATGGTTGCTGAGGCTAATGTAGCGTTATTGAAACGAGCAAAATTATCGCCTGGGTCTGACATAGTTGTGCTAGTACTGAATGTA